TCCCGATCAGTTTTCGCTCCAGGAACGCTTGGATGTCTGAAACGCGGTAGCGAATCAAACGTCCGAACTTCACATGCTGGAGTTCCCCTTTGGTACGAAACTCGAAGACCATGCGCCGTGAAATGCCAAGCATTCGGGCGGCCTGTTCTTCGTCGACTACCATGGGTTCGATCCCCTTGAAAACACTCATTTCTCACCATCCTTTGCGGTCATCATTCAAAGATTTCGAAAGGGTGTGAGTCGCCAATGTCCGATGCACACAGGAGGCTCACTTACCCGGTAAAGTCCAGCGGCTCTTGGCAGCAATTCCCAAGCTTTCTCAGCTTTGCTGCCCAGATTGTTAGTGGGCTCTCTGATCGAGCCCCAAGGATTCGAGGCAGTCGCGAATCGATGCCACATGCTTGTTGACAGTGTGCCAATTCATCTTCATGTTCTTGGCGATCTCGTTGATCGATTGGCCATCGGCGAGCGCATCGCTGATTTGCTGTTCGATCGGTGAGAGCAATGTGCGAGCCTTCGCTAGATCGGCCAACATGCTGATGTGCGTGGCTTGGTCGACTCCGTACGAGGAGTCCACTACATGACGAGGCATGTTTTCGCTTCCGGTGACGTGGTCGCTGTAACGGTTTCGGGTTCTTCGATACTGCCGAAGCTGTCGGTCGATCACTGCCGTGATGGCGGTTTGGCCAGAGGCACCGTTGGATTTCTCAGGGTTGAATTCGAAGTCCATGAGCACCAGCAAAATCTGCTGCTGCACGTCTTCGATGTCGTGTCTTTTGAATCCCATGCGTCTGGCACGGGAGGAAATCCATTTGGAGATGGTCTTTTCGGTCGGTTGTTTGCTAACTGTGATACACATGACGATTCCTCGATTGCTCGCGTGGTTGTTTCGATCGCGAGGCAATTGTTCGAGAAATACAGGGTCATGTATCTAGGGTCATACATGTAGTCTCAAAAGTCATATGGGACACATTACAGGGTCACGCCGGTCACATATGACCCCACGTGGGACACATTACAGGGTCACGCCAGTCACATATGACCCAACGTGGGAACAAATTACAGGGTCATGACTACATATATGACCCCACTTCCCACACATTACAGGGTCAGGGCACTCACCTGTCTTTTGATCGAGGCGCGCGAAGTAGAGGGTCGAGCGGCAAATAACTATATGGAGGCACAACGCTTCCACGTTTAACAACGCAGGAGTTTGCCATGCATCACACCCCATCGATGTCGTTTCTGATCCACGAGTCAGCCGACGAATACCACGCGAAAGCGAAGCACTATCTTTCGAGCCATCAGTTGGCCGACTTTCGCAAGTGTCCTCAGCTCTACTACCGCAAGAAGACCCAACCACGCACCCAAGAAGAATCGCCGGCCTATCTGGTCGGTCGTGCCGCCCACGTCCTGATCCTCGAAGGCCTCGAGCGATTCCGTGAAGACTTCGCTGTCGGCGGTCCCATCAATAAGAAAACCGGCCTGCCATTTGGACCAGCCACCAAGGCATGGACTCAGTGGGCCGAGACGGTCGGTAAGCCCGTCCTATCCGATTCGCAGTTCGAAACAATCGAGCGGATGAATGAATCGGTCGCGATGCACGAGGCGGCTGTGGATTTGCTGCAATACGGGATCGCCGAAGCGGTCGTGCGGGCCGAGTACTGCGGATTCCCCTGCCAGATCCGTATCGATTGGTTGGATCCAGCCCCGAGCATCGTGGACCTGAAAACCTGCGATGACTTGACCTGGTTCGAAGCCGATTCGCGGCGCTACGGGTACGCCCATCAATTGGCCTTCTACCGAGCCGTGCTTAAGAAAGCCCTGGGGATCTATGTTCCCGTCCATCTGATCGCCGTTGAGAAGAAAGAACCTTATCGCTGCGGTGTTTGGCAACTATCGAGCGAGGTTTTGAACCTCGCCCAAAAGGAAAACGAGCAGGCGATCGATCGCTTGCATGCTTGCACTGCGAACGACTCCTGGCCCACCGGCTACGAAGAGACTCGCGTCTTCGATTTTATCTGATCCAGCGCAGTAGGCAGGTGGGATGGCGTGACGCTCCCGGCCACGAATGGCAAACGGAGAGAGCGTCGGGACTCCCTGTGCCCACCTGCTTACAGCCTTTGTTTTACCCAGTTTTTTTGTTCGTTCTTGTAAGGAAAAAGCACATGAGTTTGTTACAGCAAGTGCAGCGTGGGAAAGCCCACCTGCCACCACGGATCTTGGTCTACGGTACCGAAGGGGTCGGCAAGAGTAGCTTGGCGGCCACCACCCCAAAACCGATTTTCATCCAAACCGAAGATGGCTTGGGAGAGATCGACTGCGATCGCTTCCCACTAGCCAAATCCCTCGAAGATGTCGTTGCGGCACTCACGGAACTCGAAACCCAACCGCACGATTACCAAACCGTGGCGATCGATTCGCTCGATTGGCTCGAGCGATTGATCTGGGATGCCATCTGCCGACGCGAATCGGCCACGACGATCGAAAAGGTCGGTGGTGGCTACGGCAAGGGTTACACCCTCGCTTTGGATTACTGGCGCAAGCTCATCGACAAGCTCGGCAATCTCCATCGCGATCGCGGAATGATGATCTTTCTGATCGCTCACGCGAAAGTCGAGAAGTTCGAGGACCCGGAAGCGCCGGCCTACGACCGCTACTCGCCTCGTCTGCACAAGCATGCCAGCGCCATCATCACCGAATGGTGCGATGCAGTGCTCTTTGCCACCAAGCGATTCACCACCCGCACCGAAGAGAGTGGCTTTGGTCGCCAGCGAGCGATCGCTGCCCCGGTCGGCGCTGCCGGTGGCGAACGCATCTTGAAAACGGTCGGCGGTCCCTCTTGCGTGGCCAAGAACCGGTACCGGCTCAAACCTGAAATTCCATTGGCTTGGGATGCGATTGTTGGCGGCATCCTTGGCTCATCAAACGAACTGTCCAACCCTGTTTCTGTTCCAGAAGGAGTAACGAACCTTGGCTAATCTCAACAACTTCAATGCGAACCAAGTCGAACCGTCGTCGGATTTCGAACCAATCCCGGCCGGCAAGTACCTGGCGATCATCACCGAGTCGGAACTCAAACCGACGAAGTCCGGATCGGGGAGCTATTTGCAGCTCACGTTCCAGATCCTCGAGGGGGAATACAAAGGTCGATTCCTTTGGTCCCGACTGAACCTTCACAACGCGAATGCGACTGCGGTGCAGATCGCGCAAGCGGAACTCTCGGCCATCTGCCGTGCCGTCGGGGTTCTCACCCCTGGCGACTCGGTCGAACTACATAACTTGCCGTTGGTGATCAACGTCAAGTGTCGCAGGCGGGAGGACTCGGGGGACATTACCAACGAGATCCGAGGTTACGCGAAACCTGCGGCAGCTACGGCACAGCCTCAGCAAGCGAGCCATACGACTCCACCATGGAGACGTCCCTCGTGATCGAACTTGAACTGCCGTACCCGCCGTCAGTGAATCATTACTGGCGGCGGGTGGGAGCACGGACGCTCATCAGCCGCGGGGGTCGACTCTTCCGTCAACAGGTTGTGTCGATCCTCGCGGCGCGCGGCGTTCGCCCCATCGATGGTGACTTAGAAGTCTTCATTGAACTGTATCCACCCGACCGTCGTCGCCGAGACGTGGATAACACTCAAAAAGCTTTGCTCGATGCACTTGGGCAAGGTGGTGCCTATCACGACGACAGCCAAATCATCCACCTAGACACCTGGAAACGCGAACCGATCCCTGGAGGCATGGTTTTTGTACGCATCTCGAAATGTATGGAAGAGTGATCATGGCAGAGAGTTTGGACCAAAGAACCTGTGGCGATTGTGGAGTCATCGTCACGAATCGTAGAGACGAGTGCCCTGAGTGTGGCAAGTCGCTTCTGGTAACACGCAAACGGAAAAAGGATCGGCCTCGGCTAAACCCCGATGACGACCCAGTTGACGTGTACGACCGCTCGTATGAGACGCGGCTTGAAATGGGCTTTTCGATGTTGGAATGGGAGTGATTTAATGCAACTACGTCCCTACCAACAAGCGGCCGTCGATGCGGTCTACAACCATCTGCGTGATCGCGATGACAATCCCTGTGTGGTCATTCCAACCGCAGGGGGGAAAACTCCATGTATGGCCACAATCTGCAAGGATGCGGTCACGCTCTGGCAAGGTCGAGTCCTCGTTTTGGCCCATGTCAAAGAGCTTTTGCAGCAAACTGCCGACAAACTAACGGCGGTTTGCCCGGAGGTGAACTTTGGCATTTACTCCGCAGGACTCAAGCGACGTGACACCGACAATCCGGTCATCATCGCTGGGATCCAATCGGTGTATAAGCGAGCCTGCGAGCTCGATCGATTCGATCTGATCATTATCGATGAATCCCATTTGATCCCACCCGATGGCGAGGGGATGTATCAACAATTCCTCACGGATGCCAAGAAGGTCAATCCCCATCTTCGGATCATCGGATTTACGGCTACCCCGTTTCGACTCAAGGACGGACCGATCTGTGCGCCGGAGAATATCCTCAACACGATTTGCTATGAGGTCGGCATCAAGGAATTGATTCGCGACGGTTTCCTGTGTCCGCTGGTTTCCAAGTCTGGCAAAGACCAAATCGACTTCGGTTCTCTGCAAGTTCGCGCCGGCGAATTCGTAGCCGATGAGGTTGAAGCTCTCATGGATAGCGAGTCCCTCGTCGAGTCCGTCTGCCGTGAAATCGTCGAGCAAACAGCCGACCGAAACGCCGTGCTGATTTTCTCGAGCGGCGTTCGACATGGCAACCACATCGTCGATACCCTTCGAGACAAACACGGCATCGAATGCGGATTCGTTACTGGCGAAACCTCCTCGGAGGATCGAGACCGACTGCTCCAGCAGTTCCGCAGCGGGAGTCTCAAATACTTGTGCAACGTCAACGTGCTAACCACCGGCTTCGATGCACCCAACATCGATTGCGTGGCCTTGGTACGACCGACGACATCGCCGGGACTTTTCTATCAGGCTGTGGGGCGCGGCTTCAGACTTCACCCGAGCAAACAGAACTGTTTAGTCCTCGACTTTGGTGGCAATGTTTTAAGGCACGGTCCGGTTGATTGCCTGCGGATCAAACCTGCAGGAAGCCAATCGACAGGAGAAGCACCTGCGAAGCAATGTCCCAAATGCAATGCACTCATCGCGATGGGATACGCGAATTGCCCGGAGTGTGGCTTTACCTTTCCACCACCTGAAAAGCAGAACCACGAAGCACAAGCGACCCAAGCACCAATCCTATCTGGCCAAGTCACCAACACGCGCTACGAAGTCACCGACACACACTACTACAGCCATCTCAAGCGTGGGGCCGCCGATGACGCACCGCGATCGATGCGAGTCGATTATATGGTCGGCTGGCGATCCCACAAATCCGAGTGGATCTGCTTTGAACACTCCGGCTACGCACGCCAACGTGCCGTGGCTTGGTGGAAACAGCGATCCCGTGATCCCGTTCCCGAAACCACCGACGAAGCACTCGCGCGGATCGAAGGGGGAGCGATCGCTCAGACCCTCACGATCCAAGTACGCAGTGTCTCTGGGGAGGAGTACGAACGGATCATCGACTACGAGCTCGGGCCGTTGCCCGAACCGCTCGAACCACAACATTTTTCGAATGCATTTACTGACGAGGAGATTCCGTTTTGATTACTACATCCAATCCTGCATCATTGCTCCCATCCGCTTTGGCTTATCGCGAAAGTGGTCTGTCTGTCCTGCCGGCCAAGAGACTAGCGAAACGACCATCCCTTCCAGGGTGGAAAAACTTTCAGTTGCGAATCCCGCAAGAGCGGCAGGTCGTCGAATGGTTTTCCAAACCCGAAGATGCGATTTGCGTCGTCACGGGCCAAGTCAGTGGCAACCTCGAAATGCTCGACTTCGACCGCGGTGGCGATCGCTTCGAGGCCTGGAAAGAGCAAATCCCGCCCGAGCTATTGGCTCGGCTTGTCATCGAGACTAGCCAGTCCGGAGGCAAGCACGTGATCTATCGCTGCACGGAGCCGATCAATGGCAATATGAAACTTGCCATGGGATTTCGGGACGGTGCGATGGTCACTCTGATTGAGACACGTGGCGAAGGGGGGCTGTTTCTCTGCGCTCCAACCTTGGGTTACTCGCTCGAGCAAGGATCACTTACCGAAATTCCTGTGCTAACTCCACAGGAACGAGAGATACTCTTGGAGACTGCTTGGTCACTGAACGAATACTTGCCGACGGCAGACGTTCCTGCGGATTCGCAGTTCGTGCCCGAGAATCGACCAGGGGACGATTTCAACAACCGAGGTGACATCCGAGCCCTGCTCATCAAGTATGGCTGGACCTTGGTCAAGAAAGCGGAAAACGAACTCTGGCGTCGCCCGGGCAAGGCCAATGGCTGGTCGGCATCGCTGAAGGACAAGTCGTTTTATGTCTTCAGTGGCAATGCTGCTCCGCTGGAGCCGAATCGAGCGTACAGCCCGTTTGCGGTCTTTGCTTGGCTTGAGTACGGAGGTGACTTTGAAATGGCAGCGCGAGTTCTACGTCAGCAAGGTTACGGTGGAGATCCGATGGGTGCTACCATCATTCAGCTTCATGAACCCAACGAGTTTGTGACTGAGCCGACAGTCAAAAACGGAATCGTTGATCCGGGACCAGTCCCATTGGAAATGTTGCGCATCCCGGGTTTCGTCTCCGAGGTCATGGATCTGTGCTTGGCCACTGCTCCATACCCAAACCACGTCATGGCTTTCTCGGGTGCACTTGCGCTGCAAGCGTTCCTGGCCGGACGCAAGGTTCGAGACCCCGGTGATAATCGGACCAATCTGTATTTGCTCGGCTTGGCCCATTCGGCTGCCGGCAAAGATTGGCCACGGAAGCTCAACACGCGAATACTATTCGAGATCGGTGCGGCCGGCTCGCTTGGGGAGCGATTCTCAAGCGGCGAAGGGATCCAAGACGCTTTGTATCTCTCGCCGAGCATGTTGTTTCAGACGGACGAGATCGATGGGATGCTCCAGTCGATGAGTAAATCGAAGGATGGCCGACATGAAAACCTCATGTCGACATTGCTCACGATGTACTCAACGGCCAATTCGGTGTACCCCATGCGTCGCAAGGCAGGCAAGGAATCACCGGGGGCGATCGACCAGCCGTGTTTGGTGGTATTCGGAACCGCGATCCCAAACCACTACTACGAGGCACTCTCCGAGCGAATGCTTACCAACGGGTTTTTCGCTCGGATGATTATCCTTGAATGTGGTGTGCGAGGAGCCGGCCAGGAAGCGAAAGTCT